ATGCTGTGTCTCATCATGGCGTCATCGGCAGGTGCAGAAGGTATCACGTTGGAGAATGTGCGACATGTTCACATCATGGAACCGCACTGGAATCCTGCTCGCCATGACCAAGTGGTCGGTCGTGCGATTCGTATTTGTTCGCATGCTCGCTTGCCGATGGACCAACGGACCGTGCGTATCAGTTTCTATGTGAGTGTCTTCACGGAAGCACAGGCAAAATCCACAGAAGGCGCCAACAATGTTGTGCCGATTCGCAGAAATGACACAGAAACGAAGCGCTACGAAGGCGAACCCACGCAGGTCTTTATGAGCACAGACGAATACCTGTACGAGAAGGCATATGAAAAGGAGAAGGTCAACCAACGCATCTCCACGCTCCTCAAACAGGCAGCAGTCGATTGTGAAATCCATCGCAAGTTTCACAGTCGGGAAAGTCCTGTGTTGACCTGTATGCGATTTGACAGCACAACAACGGGCGAAGACCTTGCCTTCAAACCCAATGGAAAGACGGATGTATTGGATGTTACGTATTTACGCAACATGCAGCGCCGTCATCGGAAGTTACAGAAAGTCGCTATCAAGCAAATGGTGTTTTTGATTGACCCTGAGAGCAAGGAGGTCTATGATGGTCCTGCGTTTGAAGACAACGAACGTCTCATTCGTGTGGGTGAACTGATTTCAAAGACACAGATACGGTGGTTACCCGACACTACTTACCCGATGCCGTAAGAACATCCTCTAGGAAGGAATCGCACACCGTTGCCCAACTGCGGAAATGATAGGAGTTGACCTTGCGCTTCTTCTCCTCCAGTGTATCCACCATCCGCTCAATCGCATTCGCAGTCTCTTCCGCAGACACATTCGGGGCATAGAACCCAAGTGGCATACCACCTGCAAAATACACACGCTCACCCGGTTTGATAAACTCGGCAACCTTCTCGTCCATAAAGGTACGGTAGGTTCCTGTGTCCACTACAATCTGCGGTGCACCGACATACATATGCTCCAACTGACAGAGTCCAAATCCCTCGCCGTCTGCTGTGTTGATGCCCACATCTGCGGCGTTGTAAATTTGGTTGATGCCATCGTCGAGAAGAATGTTGGGTGGTGCTGAATCCACGAGAATGAAGCGTCGATGGTATGTCTGAATATCCAAACCAGCACTCGTGAGTTCCTCCATGAGGATACGTGGTAGGTCGTAGTATGCTCCAGTCTGTGGATTCAGACCCGTAACAACAATCCCATAAATGGGAGCATCTGGCCGCCTCTTCATTGCGCGGACAAGACCTGCAATAGTGATGTCGAGACGCTTGCGTTCACTGTTTCGGTTTGCGTTCAAGAAGACAATTCCATTGTCAGGAATGTTGAGGTTCTTGCGAATGGACATGCGAGTCTCTTGAGGAATCGTGGTGAACATCGTCGGATCCACTGCGTGCTCCAACACCTGGACATCGGGAACATTCTCATACTTCAGATATACATTCTTCCAGTGCTCAGTAAAACAGTAGATGCGGTCAGCGTGCTCGTTCATAATCTTAATCAACTGTGGCGCAATACCCTCATACACTTGGTCGACATACAACCACAACTTGTAGGATGACTTCGCCTTCTCGTGCTTCATTGACTCGATGAACTTACAGATGATAAGAGGGTCGTTGTAAATCATCACAACATCGGGGTTGACCATATCGAGGTATTCCTGAATCTTGTTGAACCCAAACCCATCCTCCTTCGGGTCCTCGTTTGCTGCTGCGTCGTAGGGAACAACTCCCTCTGGAACCTTGCGAATTCCCTGACGACCCGGGTGGCGTTGAAATCCGAAGTGGAAGGTCTTGACTTTGGGCGACAGAGTTGCGAGTTGCTTCAGCATGTTGTAGGCGACCTTTGAATACCCAGTTGTTTGGTCTACGTGTGTGCTCACGAGTGCGAACCTCATTTGTAGTATTCCATAATCTCTCGTATAAATGATAATGCAAATTAACTCGGCACAGGATTATTTGACAAAGTACAAGCAGCGCATCATTGCGCGAACCTATCACGTGACGCCTCCGCCGCAGTCGCGCAAGTACAACTACGTATACACTGCGGCAGTTGCCAACGGAGCACAGCAGCGTGAGCGTTTTGTCGCTGCGTTTCAAGGCGCAAATGGCGGAGCAAGCGGTGGTGCGACGTTTTCCAGTTTGTGTTGCCTGAACCAAGGGCAGCCTGGTGCTCCTGGCGTCTTCTCGACGACAACGACGCAGGGTATCGTTCGTTACAATGTTATCCCGCCAATTAGCGTGACGGCGACCAGAGTTACAACGGGTTAAAGATTAGATAGAACATAATACAAATGCCTGGTGGCTTGCTTCAATTAGTGGGCGTAGGTGCTCAAAATGAGTTAGTCAATGGAAATCCTTCCATGACCCATTTTCGGGCGGTGTATCGCCGTCATACCAACTTTGCGATGGAACACATTCGTATGTCGTTTACGGCATCCAATCTGGAGTTTTCTACGACGGGAACGCGCACAATTTCTTGTCGGATTGACCGGTATGCGCAGTTGCTCCACGACTGCTACTTGGTACTGACGCTTCCGGATATTTGGTCCCCACTCAAGTACCTCAATGGTGCGGTCCCTCCTGCTGGATACGACCCTCGCACCAACTCGATTGGTTACGAGTTCCAATGGATTGAGAACATTGGATACAACCTCATCGACAACGTGACGCTGACGATGAATGGGCAGGTCATTCAGACTCTCCGCGGCGAGTGGTTGAAGATGTATTCCTATCTCACGCACGACAAGAACAAGAGATTGATCGTCGACCAGATGGTGGGACATGTTCCCGAGTTGTATGACCCTGCGAATGCCTTTGACCGGCAGAACCAATATCCACATGCGGTCAGTCCGACTGCTACTCCGTCAGCATTGCCTGCGACGACAACACCTGAACCCTCCATTCGGTCGCGCCAGTTGGTGATTCCTCTGCATTTTTGGTTCTGCGAGAATCCGGGGTTGTCTCTTCCCTTGGTGAGTCTTCAGAACTCAGAAGTCTACATCAACGTGACTCTTCGCAATCTGAATGAGTTGTATACGGTTGTGGATGTGAACCCTAACGCAGTTGTTGCTGTTGTGACGGGAGCAACGGGCAATGGAACCAGTATCACCTACACGACCGCATCCAATCACAACTTGGCACAAGGAACAACGGTGTCAATTACAGCATTGACCAACAATCTCTTCAATCTGACAAGTGTCACCATCGCGTCTGTTCCTACTCCCAATACATTTACCATCACAAACAGCGCAACAGGCACTCTGACAGGTGAGAATGGATTTGTATCGGGTCCTGCGAGCAATCCGACCTATGGACAGCGTGTTCGCCCGACAAACTATCCCATGAACCTCTTCTTGTCTCCCCCGACATCTACGGGTCAGTCCAGCAATCCGACGGTTACGTCCTTTTACCCAGATCCCTATATCGAAGGAAACTTCATCTACCTGACGGAGATGGAGATGAACCAACTCGCACGAGCAGACCAAACGTTCCTTGTCAAGACAGTTCGTTATGTGAACCGAGAAGGTCAGTTTGGAGCAAACACTGATCTTGAAATACCCATGTTCAACCTGACAACTCGTCTTGTCTTTGCAGCACAGAGGTCGGACAGAATACTCGCAAACGACTGGGACAACTACACGAACTGGTTGGACCCGAAGCGTGCTCCTTGGACAGGAATCAGCACGGACGTTGCGACACAACTCTATACAACGGGTCAGCAACAGGTTACATCCGTCTACCCCAAGAACTCCATCGCAGACGGGTTGCTCCTATTTGATGCGAAGGAGCGATTCCAGACCAAACCGTTCCCATTCTTCTCGTTGCTTCAGATGTACAAGCATACGACGGGTGAACCGCCAGAACTTCCAGGTATTTTTCAATATTCCTTTGCATTGGACAACTCAGGTTACCAACCATCGGGTGCAGCAAACGGCAGTATGTACAACAAGGTCATCTTGCGACTCACTCTTCAGCAACCACTTCCCCTGTCGGTGTCTACGGGTGGAACAACAACCTCCACCATTGTCTGCGTGTTGAAGTCTACCCTGTTTGGTGCGAACCCTGTTGTGATTCCTGCCGCGCAGATTGGATTGTATGACCCGAGTGAACTCGTCTCTGTTGTCCAGACCAATGACAATGTCATCTTTGTCTACACCTACAATGTGGGTGTCTACGCAGAGTCCATTAACTTCTTGCGTATCGTCTCGGGTCTCGGAAATCTCGTGTTCGCATCATAACAATGGCGAAGATTACGAGCGCATACCTTGGTGATGAGGTGTCTTCACAAAACATCACCAAGTCCATACAGGATCAAATCAAGGATGGAAAAATCAACGTGCTTGTGAATTCCAGTTTGATTCCGATTGTTACTCGTCCCGAGAAGATCGAAATTTCCGACCAAGAAAAGGAAGAAATCCGAAACGAGGCAGAGAAAGAATGCGGGAGCGCAAACGACAGCAACTGTATTGAGTCAACAAAAGCGCGGTTGCAACAGTCAAGATTGGAGGACAAACAAAATGTGTTGAACTCGTCAGCGAACCTGGTCAAGGGTCGACGATTGACCGTGAACTACGTTGATGCAAACGGTAAGAAGCAGACCGCGATTGTTCCCGAGGGTCAATATTTCAAGATGGGCGAAGAACCCGGTAGTGAACCCATCAAGGCACCCCAGATTGACTTCGAACTGCCTGGATTGGGCGGAACCGCACTGGAACTCTTCAAGATTCTCAGTGTGATTGTCTTGACCTTCTTGTTCGCAGCGAGTGTAGCGTTGACCTACAAGACAACCGTTCTATCTGGATACAGTCGGTATGTTGCCTATGGACTGACTGCTGCTGCTGTCTTCATTCCCTACTCGGGATTCTTCATCAGTCTTCTGGTTGCTGCGGTTGCTGCCTACATGGAAAGCAAAAAGACCTCGGCGTAAAACAATGATCGAACTTCGCTGGGTTGTTGCCGGTGTCATCTTCGGGATGTTGTTGTCCACAGTGTTCGTGCCCCCGACACGAAAGCAAAAGATTCTGCCTCAACCCCATGACAGTGGATTGTTTCATACGGATTCGGGATGTGTTCGCTTTGTAGCTGATGAGGTGCCGTGTAGCGCAGAACCCGATTCACTCAATCTTCTCGCAAGTAAGTAATGGATAAGATTATGAATACCGAGCGCATCTCCCGCGCATTGGCAAGAGCATCTCCGTTTTTCTCGATGATTATTGGTCTCGGAATCTCGGTCTTGCTCTTTCATCGTGACTACTCAGTGATTCGCACGCTCGCTCTTCCTGTTTCGGAAGTTGTCAATCGAACTGTGAAAGTCGATGGAAAGTGCTACAAGTATCGCGTGGAAGACTCCAACTGCGAAAACTCGTCCTAATCATAAACAAATGGACGACGCAACCTCCTTGGACTCTCTGTTGATGCCGCAGGGCCCGCAATCCGCCTCCCCCGTCATTCCGATGCCGAGTGTCCCCATGCCCGGTCACTCCGGAATGGCGCCGACCTTCAAGCCGAGTCTTCCAGCAATGCGCTTCATCTTTTCCAACACAACGCTCTACATCGCCATCTTCTTGGCAGGTGTCATCATCTCCTTGTCAACCCCGCGAAACCTCCTGCTCCAGTATGTGCCGAATGCGTATACTTCGGGGGGTGTCGTCAGTTGGACTGGTGCCGCTGTCCTTGGAGGCGCTGCTGTTGTTCTGACTCATCTGCTCAATGGCTTCCTGTCGGGCTTTCTCGGCTAAAAGTGCTTTGAACAACCTATTTTGACATGCCACATTCACCTCCTGCTGTTCTGGATTTTCATGGGGGTGAAGAGTTGATTGCAGCATCAATCCTTGAATCCGTTTGAGTTCCTCTTGCAGAAGATTCTGCCGACGAACTTCTCGAATGTACCCAACTATGGTTCGCTCGTCATACATTGTTATGTAAAACGAATGTTTCTCGTGGAAATGCCTTTACCGTAATGGAGCGCTTTGAGAAGATTGGATACAGCAAGTTGGAGTCTCTGATGCTCCACGATATGTATGAAGCCATCACAGAAGCCAATACATGGGACAACATAGACAATACGGACGCATTCAACCCCTTTCTACAATACCACGACCACACGGACAACTCCTACATGTGGTGTCTCATGCAGATGCGATTTCTACACAAACATGGGTTCAATGTCGTTGGACTCTTGCGAGGTGTGAATATCGACTGGAATACACTTCAGGGTATGATGCGAGCAGACCCCGAACTTCGTGAGGATATTCAGACTCTTCTCTTGACAGAGCGAAATGCTACGGTGCGCGCGGTGCTTAAAAGTATGCTGGAGAACTAATACAATGCAGTTGCCGTTTGCCCCGGCTTGGTTTCATCCGCGTATTCTGGTTGGGTCTGGAAACATGTTGACACCTGCGTTTGTAGAGAAGTACCGCATTTCACACGTGATTAACTGTGCTTTTTCCATTCATTCTCCACGATGGTTTCGATCTCTACATCCCGACAAATATTACGTCCTTGAAGCGTTGGATGACCCGAATGTCAATATTTTACACTGGTATCCACGATTCGAGCGAGTTCTCCACGACTTTCTTCAAGAAGGCAACCAGACCATCTTTGTTCATTGTCAAGCAGGTATCAACCGCAGTGGATTTTTAAGTCTGCTCTACGTTTGCAAAAACTTTAGCATGGATATGGAGACCGTCATATCTGCCACTCGTCGTCAGCGACCCATTCTGTATCAAAATAGGGTCTTCATGAACCAAGCAAAAGAGTTCATAAATGGATGTGTTCCGCGTGAGGAAGATTCGGGAGACAGCGAACGGACCAAAGACGGGGACACTGGACTCGGTACATCAGGAGGTGATTCAGACCCTACGGGAGTCGACGACGATGCAGTTGTCCTTGAAAGACGAACTGAGTAATCTTCGTCAAGAAGTGTCATTGTTGTATGCGCAGAATGACCTGGAGGATGTTGTAGAGGCAACGCGGAAACAGGGACGCATTCGCGAGATTGAAGAAGAACTTGCCCAAGCAAATCCCGTGGAGGACTATTACCTCAAGAACATGGACATCCTCATTGAATACTACAAAAAGCAGGATGTGGGTGCATCAGGACCCTCCTCACTGCTGCCGAAAGACACAAACACATTCCTAAAGTTCTTCGCAAGTGCAGTTCCCGAACAGAGCGGTCATACCCGCAAACAGATGTTTGATGAATACGTCCAGCGTATGAAGTTGTCCAATGGACCTGAAGTTGTTCAATTGTTGACTGAACACTGTGCGCAGTGCAATGTGGCACGCGAAGAGATTTCATCCGAAGGCATTCTAGTCTGTCCACGTTGTGGATCCGAAGAGTATGCCCTCGTTGTGTCCGACTTCCCATCCTTCCGTGATCCACCGAAGGAGCGCAACAACTATGCGTACAAGAAAATCAATCATCTGAATGAAATCCTTAACCAGTTCCAGGCAAAAGAATCCACCATCATCCCGGAGGATGTGATGAACGAAGTCATCCTGGAAATCCGCAAACGCCGCATCAACAACATTGCAGACTTGTCGGAGGAAGATATACGTCAGATTTTAAAGAAACTGGGCAGAAGCAAGTATTATGAGCACCGAGCGCACATACTTAGTCGACTTAACGGAAACCCGCCCCCTACCATCACCCCCGAAATTGAAGAGAAGATTCGAGCCATGTTTCAGGAAATTCAAGCGCCTTTTCTGCTGTATTGCCCCAACGACCGCACCAACTTTCTATCCTACTCCTACATCCTCTACAAGTTCTTCGAGCTTCTCGAGCTCGACGAATACAAGATATACTTTCCGCTACTCAAGTCGCGTGACAGACTTATAGCACACGACCAAATCTGGAAAAAGATTTGCGATTACCTTCGTTGGGAGTTCATTTCGAGTGTATAACAAATGAAAGTCATCAGTCTGGGATGCAACTGCTATGTGGGGTTGTTTCTCCGCGACCATTATCCGGGTCCGTCTCATCCATTTGATTGGGTGTGGTCGAATCTGGAGTTCGTGTTGGATACGTTTCGAACAAACGACTTCGTGCTGACAAGTCCCCATATGAAAACTGTCCATGACACGGAAGAAGAATCGGTTGTCCGTGAAAAATACAAGCGCCGATTCGAACGATTGTATGCGACACTCAACGGAACAGAACCCGTTGTTCTGATTCGCAAGACATTGGACCGCAACCAGGACAAGGTTGTAGCAACTCCAGATACAGCAGAACAACTCAATGAACTCGTAGGGTTGCTCTCACGCTTTCGTGCTCCGATTACACTTTGCGTTGTTGACATGGAGCGTTGTATAGACAGAAAAAGACTTCATTCATCAATTCCGTTGTTTGACTCGTTTGATGGCGTTGGGTTCTATCTACACCGACGGATTAGGAGCGCAACCATGCTTCGACCTGTGGTCGGATTCCGATAAAGACATTGAACTGGCGACAGACCTTTCGGATCTGGTCACCCTTTCGGTCATTGATGTCGATGAGATTGAGGAGATTGATAAAGTTATCATCCTTGATGTGTTGTCGCGCACTTCCAATGAGACGTGCTCGTTCTCCGCTAGACTTGTGAAGCAGGGTGTTTGCGATAAGGGAATCCATACGTAGACCCAACTTGCGAAACAGACATTCGTTTTTCTGTTCTATAGATAAATGACACGTGCATCACTCGCAAAGTATTTGGATTCCGTCCAGAAACGCATCCAGTCTGGAGAACTTACGAACGAATCTGCCGAAGACGAGGTGAACGACACGGTCATGCGTAATGCTGAGGATGCTGCGCTTTACCAAAAACTCTACAAGCAAGCGGAGGATGCGGGTGTATCCACAACGTCGGATGCGTTTGGAGATATGCTGAAGGAAATCACTGCCAATCTTCGCTCTCCGTTGGGAGGCAAGCGGGGTCGTCGCAAGACGCGTCGTGGTGGAACGCACACGCGTATCAAGGAGGAAAATGGGTTGTGGTATATTTATGTGAACGGTCAGAAGAGTCCGGGTGGATTGAAGTCCTTTGAAGAGGCAAAGAAGGCAGTGGAGAAGGGCAAGGACATCCGTGCAGCAATGACTCTCTCCGGAATGAAGGCAGGTGCGCACAGCATCAAGAAGGAGGGTGACAAGTGGTACATCCACGTTGGCAGTACCAAGTCAAAGGCATACGATTCGTTTGAAAAGGCAAAGGAGGCACTCGCAACAGCGAAGGCATCTCTGACATTGGCAGAGATGAAAATGAAGGGTGGTGCATTCACCATCAAGGAAGAGAACGGCAAGTGGTATGTCTACCAAGACAATATGAAGATGCGTGGATACAGTTCGTTCGAGAAGGCGAAAAAGGGTCTTGAAATCGCAAAGGAACAGGAACCTGCTGTTGAAACACTCGTGAAGATGAAGAAGGCAGGTCGTCGCACACGCCGTCGTGGTGATTAGAGATCCCCCGAACCATTCTTTTTATCTAAAAGTTCGCGCAAAAGTTCTCGGATATCTTTTAATACATCTATCATTGTTTCCTCTGGTTTGTTAAGAAAGAATGGACGTGATTGAGGTGGTTTCGGTTCTTTGGGAGTTTTCTTGATTTTTTCTGCCATATCTCTGTGCTCAATGTACTCATTGATATCATCAACCATCAATCCAGTTCGTTCAGCAACGATTTCAATTGATTCGCCCGATTTCACCTGTTCATATGCTAACTTCTTGAGTTCGCGGATGATACTTCCGGTACTTCGCTTCACCTCATTCGCAATAGTAGAGGGAAGTGCACCCTCTTTGATGCGTTTAAGGATGTATTCATCCTCATCATCTTCCCAACGCTTTCCATGTCTTTCGGGGACAACACGACTAATTACCTTGCTACCTTGCATTTTACATACAATGTGATTAATAGACTGAAAGTGAATTCGTTTTCATTCGATCAACTCCTTTGCATTCAGTTTCGACGACCATGCGAACAACCAAAGACCTGACCGCTGACACTTTTCAATGATTTTAGGACTGAGTTTTGCCTTGTCGCGAAACGACATGCGGCGGTTGAGTTCTGTGAGACGCTTCACAAACTCATCCACTCCAATATGGTTCTCTTTCATCACCCGATAGAACTCATCCGCCACCATATCTCGGTTGAAGTGAGGTCGTCGCGGGTGATTGGTATTGACCTTGCAGAAGGCGTAGTTCTTACAGAACGATTTCACGAGGTCGTTGAGTTCTTCAACGCTAATTTCAGGTTCATTCACCACATAAATTTCGGGAACAGACACTGCTTTGTTCAATCGATTGAACTCATCGCGTATCTTTTCGTGTGTTGCGTTTTCGAGCACGTCGACAAGAATGTGGGACATATTCGAGACATCCTCCATCTGCTTGAGTGCCTGACGTCTGTGGTTGGACTCATAGCAAACGAGTTCGTCGCCGAGACACGCAAGATAGACGATACCATCCATACGATTTGATGTCTCCATGTATGCGCGGATTTCCTTCACGCGGTCTTCATCGGGAGGTCGGTTGTACTTCCACATCTTGATAGGAAGGTCGTTGAAGACCTTGGGAGAAATCCACAAGACATAGTGCCCATTTCCATGAGGACCACCTGAAACACCAGTAAGTTGCGTGAGGAACGCCATTAAGAGAAGTAGTCGTTTCCCGTTTAAGTTTACATATATCAATCCTTCACTATCCAAATGACCTGGGGTTATCATCTCATTCTCAATGCACGCAACTGTATGCCGCGTACCATCCGTTCCAAGGAGAACATCCATCTCTTCACCAAGACGCTCGTGAAGGATATCAACATGGTCGCCTACGGAGAACCGCAGATTGTCATGTTTGGAACCGGTAACAAGAAGGGATACACACTCGTCCAGTTGATTGAGACGTCAAATATCTGTGCGCATTTCGTGGAGGAATCCAACGACATGTACCTAGATGTGTTTTCGTGTAAGACGTTTGATCCGTATGTTGTGAAGAAGATTGTGGATGCGCATTTTCAACCTTCGCATATGAAGGAGTTGCTCGTGTCGCGCGATGCGTCAGAACCTATGAAGATGCTTTAAAAACCACCGCGGAGACCGACACCGCGGGCAACGCCACGGAGACTGCGGAGAACCAGACCGGAGGCCAACGCGAACACGATGGCGTGGGTCACGGCGGGGGACGTGAAGGGGGTGCTGAGGTTCAGCAGGACACCCGGAACGAACAGGTAGAAGAGGATCGCAGACAACAACAACTCGATGTACATGGTTTGTCTAGATTCAAGAAATTAATAGACATACATGTGGAGGAGTTTGTGGACGACCGCAAAGACAACCGCGTGGGTTGCCGCTACGACCATCTTGGAACCACCCGGCGGCAAACTCAGCAGAATGCCCGGGGTCAGAATGAAAAACAACAGTGCAGTCGTTAGCATGTATGTGTAGCCCATTTTACTTAGAAGTCAGGAAATTCTAACAGACAAGGTCCATCCGAACGCGTCCCATCCGGGCACGTCTTGCTGACGAACGTCTCCTTCCCGTAATCGGGGGGCACGCTCTTCACGCCACTTCCCGGCCACTTGCCAAACATCTGGGGGATGGTCTTCTCCCATCCATCCTGCCATCCCTTGGGTTTCGGGGCATCAAAGGTCTCTCGCGAGAACACCTTGGTGGGTCCACCCTTGGCACCTGCAAAACACTTGTCCTTGCCGGACACACAACCTACGCCGGGGCAGTAAATATACGTTCCCGGACACGTCGCACTCATCATGGGTGTGGATACGAACGAAACAACGATCGCCAACACGACAACACCTGCGACCGCATACACCCAGATGGGAATCTTCATCTTACGCGCCATTTATACTTATCTAATACTTCTTCTGAACGTAGTGCATGTCCCGCTTGTAGACCATGGAACGGGTCGGGGCAGTGCGCTTGCTGTAGGTCGCGATGGCATTCAACTTGCGAATGGTCTTGTTGCGCCCATACCTTTGTACTGCCTTGTCAATGACCTCGTGACGAACTGCGGTGGGTTTGGTGTGACTGTATCCGAGCGAAATGAGGTCACCGCGACTCAGAGGACCGATACCCAACATCCTCTTGACAGTGCGCCAGCGACCTTTCGACCCACGGTCCTTGATACACGCAGACTTCACACGCGTCCCCTTGCGAGTGGTGTATCCGACACGACGAATCTTGCCCGACGGACAGGCAGGAGACCCACCGAGTTTGATAGAAGCAGCATAATCATCGTCCATTTTATTCTACTTCAACATTCTTTCGCTTTGCGCACGCACCACACCCCGGTGCCGCAGGTTTGGTTTGCGACACCCAGAAGTAGACGGCAAAAAGAAGGACAAGCAACAAAAGCAACCACTCCCACATTTATTTAGAAGTCGCACACTTTCCACAGAGAAATCCACACACACGATACAGACTCTCGAATTTAGGGTACCGAATATCGTTTCGCCTACAGTCCGAGCACGACTCGTTTCCGTAGACACGGATAAGCGAGTCACCTTGACGCACAACCTTGTAAATATGATGACCCGACTGGGCAACCAACAACTCCTTGCGTTGGATGTCTTGTTTCATCGTTTCCTCTCCGTATTCCCATTTGGATTCGGTTAACTGCCTCTCCAACTTGAGCGGAGGAGGCAAGCAGGTTGGACACGGCTCCATGAAGTTTCCTCGGGTTGGACAGAGTTCGCACGCCATACGAGAGTTTTGTTCTGTAGAAAGACGATTTCGTTTTGAAAACGAATTCAGTTTTGTCAAAAAAGGATCATTGCGTTCCCAAATGTAAAATGCATCCATTCTTTCAGAACAAAGGAAGTGTTCGTATGCAGGTCATGCCAACAACTTCATCTTCGGGCGATGAATACACCGAGGAGGTGCTACGACGAAATATGCGCTCGTATATAAGATATTACACTGAACGCTTAGCGGAGAAAAAAGCTCTCAAAGGACTCATTCGTCTTCCAAACATGCCAGAAGACATTTCTGAAAATATAGTCAAGTTTGTAATACGCAACCATCGTAACGTTGATTGTTCTTGGGCAAAAATGATGAAGGGCAAGAATGGTGATTTATGGTCAACTGTAGAAAACGTCCAGGAATGTAAATGTTTTACATCAAGCGGTCCCTCTTCATTTGGACCTAACAAGACTTGGGATGTCTTGTATTTTCTGGACGCGCGCGAGTGGATAGATGATAGATATGTTGTTTATCGCACGGAACTCAATCCATCACATCCTGTTTGGAAGGGATTAAAGTTGAGTGGAAAGCAAAGCAAGCGCAAAAGTGGTGGAGAAACGTTTGGAGACCAATGTGAGCGAGGAGCACGACCTCATATTGGATGGGAGTCATTGTATCCT